CATCAGGAGATGGAGTAATAGGGCATAAGAAAATAAGCCTTAAAACACTATCTACTATTACTGACTGGACAGTAGAAGACAATATCACTATAGATTATTCCCACTCAGTAGAGACTTGGGCAGAGATAAATACAACTATAGATTTATTCAGTAATAAAATAAGAATTATTGCCGATGGACCTTATTTACCTGGAGTTGATGACTCTAGATACAGTATCTTTTATTTAGAGAATATTCAAGAAGCATTGTTTGGTTCCTGTTCCTGTGGACCGATAACAAAAACAGCGCATAAAACATTTAATAGATATGGATAATGATGGAAATACCTGGAGAACAAGTGATAATAGGCATCTTCGCTTTACTCGGTGCTACAATCACTGGTGCTTTCTCCATCTATAAAACCAAACTAGAAAAAAAGGTGTCCAAAGTAGAAGAGAAGGTAGACAAAAATAAAGAGCTTGTTGTTGGCAATGAGATACTAGAACAAATTGTTCCTGCCCTAGAAAGAAAGGACGAAGCACTTGACAAAATCGCTGAGATACTGGATAATATACTAAGAACACAAGCACTTACATCTCAGCAGCTTCGTAGTATTCAGTTGATTTTAGAAAACCGCTGTCAGGCTGTTGAAGTAGTTAAGGCTTTGAAGAGTCTTATAGACAATAGACAGGTTCAGCATAGGTTAGATAGCATAGAAAACTTACCAGATGATACAGGAGAAATATTATCTGAGATAATAGGTTCTTTAGAAGAAGAAAAGAAGTAGGAGGGGAGGTGGAGGAATAGACAAAAATAGTCTAGAAATATAATATGGTAATCTTTAAGATGCTTCAAAAAACAGATAGATTAGCCAATAAGCTGGCAGAAGAAGAAAAGCAAGAACAGGCTCGTAGAAAAGAGCTTATGATACGGTTAGAAAAGAGTAGAAATAATAATTTAAAACTTTTTAGTTTAAACGCCAAAGGAGAAAATTTTTGATAGTTGAACAATTTCAATTTGTAGGTGATTGCTTAAAAGATGAGCTTTCATGGAAAGAAATAGCAAAAAAATATAACCAAAAATATAACCAAAGTATTAATTCAGAAGCAATAAGAAAGAGGTATCAAATAGAGGTAGCAAAAATAGAAAATCTTGGTGATGATTCAGTAGAAAAGGCTTTTAAGCTGATAAAACAAAATCCGCAAAAGCCCACTGATTTAGCTAAGAGATTTAATTTAGATATTGATGGTCTTGAAGATTTAATGGATGATTTACTTAATAGTAGGGCGGCTATTAAGTTTCATCAAGGATATTTAGTATTTGATAAGTCTGCCCCAACACCAGATAACTATGTTCATAATATTGATTTGTTTACTGAGGGCGAATGGGTAAAGTGGGGTATTATCTCTGACCAACATACCTGTTCTGTTTATGAACAAATGGACTTACTACATACCTTTTATAAAATAGCTGAAGAAGAGGGATGTAAGGGAGTTATCGCTGCGGGCGATTTTACTGCTGGAAATGGTACTGTATATAAAGGCCAACTTCAAGATTTGAAGATTATTGGAGAAGATAAGCAGATTAACTATGTGTGTTCTTCTTATCCTATGTCAAACCTTAAAACTTATACTGTAAGTGGTAATCATGACCTTGACCTTTATAAGCAATGTGGTTCTGATATCTTAGAAAAGATTTGTGATAAAAGAGATGATATTATTTATCTTGGCAAAATGAATTCTATTTTAGAGCAAGACGGGTTGAGATTTAGAGTTATGCATGGAGAAGGTGGACTTGGTATGGTACGTTCTTACAAGCCACAAAGAATACTAGACAATATGAAGCATGAAGATATTTGTGATGTTACTATTGTAGGGCATTATCATGTGCAATTAGACATGCCTTATAGAGATTCTATAGTCATTCTTCCAGCTTGTTTTGAATCTCAGAGTGATTATTTACTGAGAAAAGGTCTTATGCCTGATGTTGGTGGCTGTATACTAAACATGAAAGTTGCCGATGTAAATGGTAAGAAAGAAATTGTAAGACATTATGTAGACTACCTTAACTTAGGGGCTTTGAAATTGCTGTAATGAAAAAACAACCAGACAAAAAATTACCATCATCACAATATGACTATCTAGTAAAGAATGGTATGGATGAAACTGTAGCACTGGAAATTGATGAATATAATCAAACAAAAGAAAAGAGGAAGAAAAGAATGGAGATAAAAAGCAAAAAGGAAGAGAGGTGGAAATAATGGAAGAGATAACGTGGCAGAGCTTGGCTACGCTTCCAGGTGCCGTAGCTGCTGTAACACTTGTTATTACAGTATTGAAAGCAGTTATTGGTATCTATTGGACTGAACTAGTAAATAGAATTTCGGCATTAGGATTATCTATAGCAGTAGTAGTTGGAGTATCAGTATTTTCTGGAGCTACAGATTGGCCTAGTATAGTATTGTCTATATTCAATGGACTTATTGTAGCTGGCGCTTTACTTGGTGTGAACAAAATGTATAACCAAAGAGTTATACAAGAAAGAACTTTAGGCGAAAAGCTTAAGAAAAAGTAGGTAATACATGGATTTTCAGACCATACTTCAGGATGCGAGTATTATTGCAAGTGTATCTACTGCAATATTCTTTGTGATTGATTTTATTAAAAAACTGTATCAAAAACTACCTTGGAGGTGGACTAAAAAAACTCCACCTGAAGTATGGTTTGCATTATCCATTTTATTTGGTGTCGCCGTAGCAATATTAGTATATTGGGATAATTTCTTTGGCGCAGGAGCTACTTTAGCAGGAGGAATTTCATCTGCTGTTTATGGGCTTGTATCTGGTGCAGGAAGTAAGCTAATAAACTCTATAGCTTCTTCTGCCGGTGCTAAATTAAAAGCTTCTAAACTAGAAGCCACATCTAAAATAGAAGCTCCTATTTCATCAACAATAGAAGTACCACAAACAGAGACTCCAATGGGAACAGTAGAGACACCAGTATTTCATGAAGAAATTCCTAAAGAATCTAACGTAGAAGTAGTTAAAAAACTTATGGTTGATGGAGATTATGTTATAATAGATGGTAGCGTATACAAAATAACGAAAGAGGGAGAATGAAAGAATTAATTTTATATGAAGATTTGCCATTAGGCACAACTAGTCCATTAGACCTTGATTGTGATGGAGATTCATTATTAGGTCTTTCTGAGATTCCTCTAGCTGCTGAGTTTGATGGTGAAAATCTTTATGGTGTTATGCCAAAAAGTAAGTGGGGCTGGCCTTGGGATAAAAATTACAACTCTAACTATGTAGTAAAGATTTCCTTTATGGGAAAAACGTTGTATTGGCATAAATGGGCTGTTGTTCCTCTTATGAAAGTACAGCAACAACTTATTGATGAAGGTTGGAATAAAAAGTATTATTGGGAAGATTTACAAACTTGGAACAAGAGAATGATTGCAGGTACAAATACTCCTAGTAATCATTCCTGGCCTACAGCTATTGATATCAATCCAAGATATAATCCAATGAGATATGATAATAAACTAGTCACTGATATTCCATATAGAATAGTAGAGATATTTAAGCGTTACGGATTCAAGTGGGGTGGCGAGTACAGAACAGTAAAAGATGCTATGCATTTCGAGTATCTTGGAGAACCTGTAAAAGATTATGTAGGAAGAAGAGTATTATCTTTAAAAGACCCTTACATGAATGGTGAAGATGTAAAAGAAGCACAAACATTACTTGCTTACTATGGATATGATATTAGTGCCGATGGTGTATTTGGTCCATATACTGATGCATGTACTAAGTCTTTTCAAGGAAGTAAAACATTATTAGCTGATGGCATTATTGGTGCCAATACTTGGACAGAACTTTTAGCTAAAAAATCTGACAGAATACTTAAAATGGGCATGAGGGGCAAGGATGTAGAATGGATTCAAAAAGCTCTTAACAAAACAATCAATGTACAAATTAAAGTAGATGGAATGTTTGGTAATGACACAAATACGGCAATAAAGCTTTTCCAAAAGAAAAATTATTTGTCGGTAGATGGTATTATTGGTGCAAAAACATGGCAAACTATTCGTAATAGAATAAGTCAAACATACCGATAAGATAATTATGAGACAGTGTTCAAATCGTTACGCCATTCAGGTCGGACTAACCGGGCAGGTGTTTGTACAAGTCTCTAAGGCAGGAAAAGGAGAAGCCTGCTTTATCAAAACTCTCGAAAGACCACTTTAGGT